AAAACGAGTCAACGCTGAAATGAACCCACAACCCAGTCAAACCGGGAAACAAGGGACGTTCGGACATGGTTTCGCAGGAAGTGGCGTCTCAGCGGGGCAACAATACGCATTAAATACAATATCAAGAACGTCGCAACAATAATCTAACCAATACTATATGTCTACATATACCCAAGAACCCTGTGAATTCATTTACCGTGTCTCCTCCTTAGAAAAGGTGGTAGACGGAGACACGATAGATGTATCAATCGATTTAGGATTCGATGTTTGCACCAAACAAAGAGTGCGTTTGCTCGGAATCGATACCCCAGAATCTCGCACGCGTGATTTGACAGAAAAGAAATTTGGTCTTCTCTCCAAGAAGAAGCTCCGGGAATGGTGTCTCAAGGCGGTCGCATCTGAGAAGGATGATATCGAGATCCAACTCAGATGCCCGGAGGCCGATTCTAGGGGTAAGTTTGGTCGCATTTTGGCGGAAGTGTGGGTATCAGAAGACGGTGAATGGACCAATGTGAATAAGTGGCTGTGCGACAACGGGTTTGCGGTTCCCTACACGGGGCAAAACAAAGCCGATGTGGAAGCGCTTCACATGGCGAATCGTGAAAAGTTACGCAGTGCTGGTTTGGCGTAACCACAGATTAGCTATCCACTTCTCACCGGATTCAACGGGTGCTCCACCGTGAATCGCCTCTTCGGGTATATATCCCCAAGTATTGAGTGTATCAAAACTGAGTACATCCCCCTTTTTAAGTCTATACGACATGTTCAATGTGGGAAAATAGGTCTCCCCACCTTCATATTCGTCATTCAAGGCGAATATGAATGTGTGTACCCGGTGATTAGTATCACTAGGGAATGCGTCGGAGTGTGGGTTATAGAACCCACCTGGTTTATAACGAATGACTTGTAATCTTTCACACCGAGAAATATCATCTGTGCATCTTTCCATCATTTCCCTAAGTTTAGGATCTTTGTCTAAACGTAGTCCCGCGGATTCGCTATTACGGTACGTCGTATCATTGACTTTACGGCTTCCTATCCTCGATGGTTTTAGTTTTTTAATTGCTTTCGATTTAATGTATTCACATTCATCATCCGTAAGAACCCCTCGTATGATTTGAGGTTCTCGGTACTTTGGTCTGAATATGATGAATAGAACCACGGCTAGTATTAAAAGGAGTACTATCATCTATCATTAGCTAAGAATATATGATGTGGAATTACACAATCGTATCTCCTGTGTATCTGATTGCACACTCCATTGAAATACTTACATAGCTGTTGAGCCGTGTTTATTATTTCATCCTCCTTGTCCCTTTCAACTATCCACTGTCGTAACATGTCACCTCCCGTGTCCAGAAACATTTGTTGTATGTCCCGTATGTCTCTCATCTTGTCGTTATATTTCTGTCTTCTCTGAAGCTCCCATTTCATGCGCTCGTCGTTAATCTTATTCATGAGATACTCTATTCGTAAAGACATGTTATCTTCGTATATGAATGCATACCTATACGCCAATAAGTGTTCCGCCTCCACGACGAGATAATAGAAACGCATAATCAATGGAGGCGCATTTTCAGCCATGAGTTCTCTGTATATGGGTCGTCCACCACACGGAATGTCACCGTTTTCTCTCGACCGCTTCGTAAATTCAAAAAAATGGGGATTGTGTATGCGACCCTTTTCTATCGCCCCTGTTCGCCAATCAAACGCTGTTTGACACACCGTACACCACATCTGGGCACATCCATCTATTTTATGAATCATCGTGGAGCATTTGGGACACGGTCTGGTATCCCTGTTGATGAGTTTCATCGTTTTCACGAGTTCTGGATCACACACGTGACCCGGTAGACACTCTTCGTTACACTTATCACAAAACGATTTTTCGCATATTCCACATTTCCATAGTTCATCTAAAAATCCCCTACAATCCTCACACGGACACCCTCGTACAAACTTTGCTTTTGTTTCTATGGTTCCAAAGCGCATAGATTCTAATTCAATTCTCGCATATCTGTGCGCACCTTCTAGAAATAAAGCCATTGTGAGGTAAAGATCTATCTGATCCCTAGGTGCTTTTGCCGTGTGTAAATGTAAGTACCGACGCCTAGCCTTGATGTACGTATTTGATATATCTTCACGCAATTTACCAAGTTTTTGACGTTTGAGTATTCTCTGTACATACGGTTGCGTTTCGGGCATTCGAGCGAGTTCGCGTTCAAAGAGTATGCGTTCTTTGTGTTTCTTATACTCGTAATTCTTGAAACGTCTCGTGCAAAACGAATCAATCATATCCCTCGTGTACACCTTCTTGCAACTCATGCAATGTGCGTCCTCGGTAGTTGATAATAGGTATGTTTGATTACATGTTCGACACGATTCAAAATCACAAAAAGGGCATACTACTTTTTTGTGATTTGTTTTATTTAAACGTTCACAGCACACGCCGCACGTCGTCATGTACTTCTAGGGGTCTTCTTCTTTAAACTATTGGGTTTGGTCGCTGGCTTACCAGACAGAATACGCTTGACTTCGCTGAATAGCTTGACGTACACGGGCTTACCAGAATTCTTTTCACGATTGATGAACTGTTCGTAAACTTTAATCTCTTTGCTGAGCGTACTCTTACCGGTATTGACCGCGTGACGAGACTGCTTCACGAGCGCGTCGATGCCTTTCTTGAAACGGGGGCTGGTGGCGGAAGTTATGTTCCTGACGTCGACGAATGGGACTGGAGACATCTTACATTTTATTAAGAAATAATTTCTACGTCTGTCACTAATAAACAGTATCGTCGGTGGCTGTCTGATTCGATTGTAGTCTTTATAAAGTTACCTTCTGTGTATTCTTTTATAACTCTTTTCATAGCATCAATATGTATATAGGATTTATGTAAGTATGTATATGAAAGCCAGTCATGCCCATGCCATCTATTTTCATTATCCACCACTTTCCATATACCGCAACACTTGTTCATTACGTGGATCGTTGGAAAAAATTCATCATCACCGGTATCGACGACGGTTTCAATTTTTTCATATTTAATTTTCACCATGTCACCCACCTTCACTTCGATCATCTTTTTCTTACCACCGATAGCTTCCGCGAATTCTTTGTATTCTGAATCCATAAAATCATATTTGGACTGAAGCTTGTCGAGTAACCCAAGAAGATGATGGCGATCCATGTTCGGGGAGAGATACTATTTATGATGCTCTCGTCGACTTAGGATATACTCAGAGGCCTTTTTAGGTGTCTTACAGATGAGATCCCCACAATGGTCTCTGTTTTGGTACACAGCGTTTACACCCGTCGAAAGTTCGTCGCACGTCTTGAGTGACCACCTTCCGAGTGGTTGTTTCTTTGATTTGGTGCGAGTGAGGGCTTTCACAAATTCAATGAGTTGTTTTCGCATGGTCCTTGTATTAAATTTTAGATGTGATCTGACTTAGGCATTCATTCACCCCACAAATAACTCATTGATCTTGATGATGATATACGAATATATTTGAATGGCCACCAGGTCCACATATTACTTAAAAGTAAGGAACATTTAAAAATAATGATTGAAGACCTCGCCACGGAGATATACTCTCAACTGGGACCTGGGTACAGTGAGAGAGTATATCACAATGCTATGGAGGTACTCCTTCGCTCGAAAGGAATACAATATGAATCGGAAAGGATCATTCCTATCCCATTCCAAGGACACGTGATTGGTAATCTGAGAGCAGATATCATCATAAACAATGAGACTGTGCTCGAGTTCAAGACGATCAAAACCTTAAATGAGTCGGCTGAGGTTCAAGGTCATAACTACCTTCGTCTGACTGGACTGAAGACTGCGTATCTGATAAACTTTCCTCCGTGTCAGAATCGCTCTGTGGAGGTACGGTGTATCGCATCGCTAGAATGTACGGGAACACCCGAGTGAGGTGTTTATAGGTTTCAAATGTTTCTTCGTAATACTTTTTAGGGTCTTTCATTTCTTCATTGAGAATGTGATGGGCCTTATCCATGTAAAACTTTGCTTCTTCTATGCAAAATTTTTCGTATTCGTTCATTATACATAAAAAAGCTTATTTCTTTAAATTGTCGGTATAAACTCCCACCGTAGGTCATGACATATCTTTTTCCATATGACATCTTGTTGATATAATTTCTCTTTACTTTTGAGTAGTGGAAAATATTGGAGATACGAATCTTCACTCAAAAGTTCACAAAATTTGTACAACACGTAGCTATAGGAGAGGAAATTGCGACGATTAGAAGGGCAATTATCGTCGAATGGTTTCTGTATGTCCTTGAACATGATTCGAAGACGCTCTTCAAGTTCTTGTGGCATATTCGGTGGTTTCACACCACTCAATATGTTTGTAATGTAGGGTACGTGTTCATAATATTTGTTCATTTTGAGCTTTTTCAAAAGACTGCGAACTCGAGCGTGGGTGATTTCTTCGAGTGCTTTGATTTTCAGCTTTTTGAGTTCATTTCTGAGCTGTTCCATGACCTCTTGTGGAATTGTCGTCGTTTCTTGTGCCTGAAATTGAGATAACCATTCGTTAAAATGATTCTCACGCTTATATGAGTAATTCACAATCTTCTCGGATGTTTCCTGTTCTTCTCTATACGTGAGCTCTTCACTTATGAGGGTCGCTATGATCGCACCACACCCATCACACACAAGTTCACTCGTGTCGTGAAAATGGAATATATTACTCTCATTACACGTAGGACACACATCTTGCTTTTTAACTATTTTTCTATCGACGTTCATGTTTTCTACATCTGATAAATATTCATTGAATATATCCTTTCTCTTAAGACCTGTCGTTATTTTACAATTAAAGACGTTATCCGTACTCACTTTAGCGTCTATTTCTTCCGTATATTGTTTCATATAAGGCATACATTTTATGATATAATCTGACATTTCACGTTCATATTCGGACCGATTCGTCGGATCTTGGTCCATGGAGTCTTTCCATGTGTCGATTTTGTTGTTATATCGACTTAAAAAATTTCCCTCCATATAATTAGTTAGAATGCTACGCAATCTTTTAACTACCGTAATCATATGGATTTACGATACTTATAAGAACTTCGTGTCAATACCAAACCACAGGGTACTCCATTCCTCTATGGAGTATTTCATAGACGGTAGAAACCCACATTTAATCGAAGGGGAGTTCTGGGCGGACGAAGCGAAAAAATGGGATGGTCTTTTTGATGAACATTATGTCGAAACAAAGGACATGACATACAGGGGGTACATGCCACCGACAAACGTCAATAAAACTATTATTAGAATCAAATACTGGTACGGTGACAAACTGTACAAGTATTTGACGTATAACACAGGACACGAATGGCCACCAAAAGAAACGAAGGACATAGTCTTCAGCATACCAATTGTATCAGCGCATCTAGTCGACGCGGACGATAAACCAGTGAAAGACGTACTCAGCAAAATTAAACGATACGCGGGTCCAAGAGGCGATTTTCACGGTGAAAATGTGAAGATAAGTGATATGTTATATTACGATATGGATACACTAAAGACTATGTATCCAGCTATAAAACTAAGAAACTTATTTGGGCGGGTAAAAACCGTGAGTACAATTACAGGGAACATTACTGATCTGACTGTGATTTAGTCGCAAGGTAAAACTTGAGATCACCCAAATTAGCAACATTGTATTTGAGTATGAGGAACCTATTCAGTTCTTCTTGCATGATTTGTACCGTTGAACACATGTTCGTGGCTTTGGTGAAAATGTTCATGTACCGGAGGGAATATACCCCAGATATTTTGGGACTCTCTTCCGTACATTGAATTTCAGTTTCTTGATTGGCGAAATCACCTTCGCACTTGAGCCTAAATGAGGTTCCATCCCGCGTGATTTCAATATCAGTGCCTATGTTGTACATGTCTCGGCAAATTCGTTGAAAATCAATCGAAGGCATCGGCGTCACAGTCGTCATATTCATATCCGGAACCTCAATTTGGTTTTCGTTAATATCAAGTAACTTGAGAGCGAATTTAGTACACGTCTTCTTCGTCTCGTTATGAATTTCTATGTTCATGTATTCTCTCGAATCTATGCTCATCATCAACACATCATTGTTTGTGATAGATTTAAGCAACTTGAACGTATTCGTCACGTTTATACCCGCGACAATCTCAGTTTCACACGAATACTCTTCGAAATTGTCCGCAGACAAAAACATGTCCACGAGTGACGTTCGAGCCGTATCAAGTGTGGTTACATATAACCCATCGGGCTTAAAATACACATTCACGTCATTGAGTATATCTTTGAGTACCTCAAACGTGGATTTTATAGCACTCGCCTGTATGGTAGCGAGTTTCATCATACCTGATAAACTTTCGTTTTAATTCTTTATATTGTTGCTATAGGTCTGTGATACGTCACGGTTTATCTTTTCTTCGAGTTCAGCAGTCATGGGTGGCTGTAAACTACGCCCATAATCATCGAGACCAAATATGTCCGAATTTCCTTCACCGTCGAGTGAGGTCATGGAACACATGCCAAAATCGCACGATCCTATATCGTTGTTTGGTAAGAGAGACTCGAGCCAGTTTTTGATTTCGTTTCCGACGAGGAATTTGCCATTCTTCGTGAGTAGGGTTGGAACGCGTGTTATTTTATGTGCGTATTGAGGAGGTATACCCTGTGTATTTACGTTATGATAGTTGACGAGTTGGGAAATTTGTGGTCGTCTCTTGATGTAGTCGATGATATCCAGACTATGACTACACTTTGGACTATATATCAAGAGAGACATCTATTGAAATAAACGTGTAAAAACTTTAACTCATACGGACGCACCACATAAAATTTTTGTGAGGGTATAGTAATAATGAGTCGCAAGTGGGTACCATTGCTTATAGTTGTCATACTCGTTCTTTTCCTCATGTCCAGGGCGGAGATGTTTACCCCTAAACAAACCGCACCAGAAATAGATGAAGGTGTATTGGATCTCAGTCAATACGAACAACTCCAAAACGTGAAGGTCTCGAACAATGTGATGGAACAAATCGTACTTTCCGTTAATAAACGTATAAAAGAAATCACTGGTTTGTGTACCTACATCATAGACACACACGAAGTTCGTAAATATAAACACGGTGAAACCGGTGATGAAGTGTACAGGTGTCGTTTTATGGTTCTTAAGCACCGCGATGGGTTCCCATTTGCGTTCGCTGTGTCCTCTGACGTCCGAATCATGAATGACCCCGAAAGTGTGAACTGGAACGATCTCAACATGCAAGCCACTCTGCGAACACTCGGTGTGTCTCAAGGTGATCTGGACAAGACGCTCAAGAACGTACCCATAGAATTCGTCGATGAAGAGACTGGTGAGATTGACGTGACTAAAGTCATCATCGCGAAATACATGAAAGAGGTGAGCGATTCGAACCCACTCGTGGTTGTCGTGTCTCTCAGAACACAGCCACTCGACACACAAAAACCCGCGTCTGACACCATGTTTACCACTGATAAGGAAATCCGGGAATTTGAAGACTTTGATAAAATCAGAGAGAATCACATTAATTTCATCAAGAACACACCACTCGTGGAAAAGAAAATACGAACTCCCGACGAGATGTACGGTCGCCCTAAAATCGCCGAAAATATTTCGTTAGAGTAATTTAATGATCAGTGTCAATGAGATATCAAAGATAGCTGAAAAACGTAATAAATTGCGTAAGGAAACTTACGTCAAAATATACGAACAGATATCAAAAAAAGTTAGACAAAGTGCTGAATTCGGAAACAAATTCCTACTTGTATCCATACCATCGTTTGTAGTTGGATTTCCAGCGTTTGATAGAATTAAGGCTCTTCATTACATAAAACGACAACTCGATCTAGGTGGATTTATCACGCGTATTGTGGGTGAACATGAATTATACATATCATGGACTACAACAAAGAAAAAATCAACACCACAACCCAAGGAAGAGATACTCACAGAAGAGTTTGGAGATTTTCCATCTTTCGTAAACCTAAAGAAAGTAGCGAATAAGTACAGGGGAAATGCGGGAAAAGGCACGTAAAAAAATTTCACTCTATCATAAATGGATAACCTCAATGTGCTCGTAGAAGCCAAGCGGGAATATTTGGGACAATTGTCCCATTTGATGTGTCCAGTTATGATCGAGACGTTTGATAAAATTTTCGAAGAAGCGTATACCATGTCCAAGGGGCGTAAAGTTCTCATCATGTTCCAAAAACTTCTCAAAGAAGTTCCCAACTGGAACGAGGGTATGTCTAAGCAACACACCGATAACATCGCGAACAGGTGTGCTTGGTTTAACGATCTTCTCGCCGCCGTATTCGTGAGTTGCGTAAAGATTCTTTCGTCTGTGCGTCTCGGTAAGGATAACAAGAAGATTTCTCTTAAATTGCCCACAAATGAAACCTTCATTCAAACGTGTTACAATAACATCGCCAAGGATATTTACAAAGATCCATACATCTTTACCGACAGTCAAAATGAACACGCACGTGATGAAAAGTTGTTCCAGCGATTCAGTGTGGTGATCGAAGCATCGGTTCGTGAACTCATCCCAGTTCAACAAATACTTCAAACGTACATGAATAATGAATCTGAAGACATAGACGTCGGTGGCGAAGCGGAAGACGCCGAAGACCCAGAATTCGTCGACGAATACCAAGAGCCAGAACCCACAGCGGAACCAGAAATGGGTCCACCCGAACCCATGGCCGAAGGTGAAGCCGAACCCATGGCCGAAGGTGAAGCTGAACCCATGGCCGAAGCTGGACCACCCATGGGCGAACCCCAGCAAATGGAGACAGAGAGCTCTCCATTCGATAATGAATTCAAGACAATTTCCACTACCGGGCAACCACCAGAAGAGGAAGAAGATGACGTGTTGTTCCCAGACGCATCAGAAACCCGTGCAAAAAAAGTTGGTTATAATTAAATGGAGTTCGAAGACTATTTAAGAGATCCAGCGTGGGCCGCCATCGTGGCGGGTATAATCACGGCTGGATACATCCATCTCAAGTCAAAGCTCAATAACGAAGGAAAGCTCCCAGCGAGCGCCTATTCAAAACCAGCTTTTTTAAATGCGATTCTCGTTTTTTTCATAGTATCAAATGGTATAGGAGGTAAGGAAACCATATCAACAGAACCATTCGCTTAAAGAGTAGGAAAGTATTGTTTACAGTAAACATGAGTTCTGTAACTGCGTTCAATGATATGATGGGCCAATTTCTTGCGGAACTTCACAAGACGTTTCCAGAAGAAAAGGGTATCAAGAAGTGTATGTCGGGCTTCGAAATTATGCGTACGTCCAACCCAAGGCTCGTGATCGACGGGTTCATGGCCAGTGTTACGCCGTTCGCCGAAAAGATTTCCGCGAAGGATGACACGTTCTTTCTCAATGAAGCCAAGAATCTTGATTTCTTGAAGGATGTGAAGCTCGAAGAGAAGTGGGCGTCTGTGTCTCAACAGACCAAGGACGCCGTGTGGCAATACGTTCAAACGTTGTACATGCTCGGGACTACCATCAGTTCTATTCCAGAAGACACTCTTTCTATGATTGAAAAGGTGGCGAAGGAATGCGCCGATAAGCTCGAAGGTCAAGACGGTGGCATCGACGAGGCCGCCCTTATGAAGACCATGCAGGGGATGCTCGGGGGTATCTTGAAAAAATAAAACTAATATATATTAAATGAGCTCTTGGTTTAGAGATCCTAAACATCTCGTTGATGATAAAAAGATACTTGAATTTTGGCCATCGAGTGCCCAATCCCCAGCGGAACGCGTGAATGCTGGTTCGAGATTCATAATCTACGCTGCGTGTATTCACTACTTGATAAAGCGCGACGTGCGAATCTTTATATTGGCCGGAACTGCGTTGGGTGTTCTTTATGTTATGGATAAGGCTGGTATGGTGAAGGAATGTCCCACCGGTGGAACCGAGTTTTACGAAGGTGTCGATAATTCGTGTCAGTTACCAACTCGTGATAACCCAATGGCGAATGTTCTCATGGGAGATGAACCAAATAGGTATAGAGCGTGTAGCCAAGAAACCGTGAAAGCGGACGTTGACTCTTTTATCACTGGTAGCATTCAATATGGCCAAACTCGTTCTCGGGCGACCCTTCCAAAATACCAACAAAATGCATTTTCCCGTCAGTTTGTTTCCGGTCCAGTAACCACTGTTCCAGGTGACCAAACTGCATTTGCCGAATTATTGTATGGTAAGAAGGGTGCCCCAATGTGCAAGTCGGATGGAACCATGTGTAACCCAAATGCGAGAGGAGTTCAACTCGAGGCTTTTGCGGGTCTTGACCCAAGTGGCGACAAACGTAGTGGTATGCACGGTTTTACTCATGCCTAAATAAATAAATCTTATGTAATAATAAATGGCTTACCAGTTGCAGCCAGGTCTTAATATAGTCGAGAACCCAGCTGTTCCAGTGAACTGCGCGACGGACGAAGTGTTTGTGTACCCTCAGCCCAGCACGTTGAATAATGGCTCGAGTCGCCCAAACACCATGTTGTATGGTACTGCGCCATTCATGGCTGGAAAGGGTGCTCCAGCGGAATTCATCGAAACGAGTGATCAACTCAGACCCCAATCTACAACGAGATTTAACAGAGTTCTCGCGAAGACGTACGAACAAAATTTGTTCCCATTGCAAAACATGGAATGCAAGTTGCCTCTTCGTACTATTAGCTACGAACCAATGAGTACTCGATCCGAAGTACAAAATGGAATGTTTAACCAAAGATACGTAAATAAAAATATCAATAAGAAATAAGAATGGCTGATCCAATATCTGTAGCAGCTATCGCAGGTCTTGTGTATGCGGGTCGAAAGTTGAGTCAACCAAAGGAAACCTATACTCTTACACCAGAACAAGGTGCTCCTGCTCGCACTCCTACGATCGAACCAACGTATAAGATAGAACCAGTAAAAGAACGCCCAATTGAAAATTTGAAGCCAGTAAAGACATCCGTCGATAATATGGGAATTGTCGCACCACAAATGAGATCGAGTGGACAAGAGGTTTTGAATATGCGAAACCGAATGAATGACTACAACCGAATGAACAACGTGTCGCCGGTGGAGAAGAGACTCGTTGGTCCAGGTTTGGGCGTGGACCCATCGGTTGAAAGTTACGGTGGTTATCAGCAACTTTTGCGCGTGAACCCAGAAAATGTCGGTGCTTACAGGCTCACTACCTTGCCCGGCAGATCTGGTCCCGCCGCCGATGTTTCTGGTGGTCGACGTGGTATCGCGGGTGCCATAGGTAATAACCGACCAGAAACGACTACGTTTTTGCCCGACCGTCTTCCAATGGCGCTCGGAAAATCACAAGGATTCTCGGGTCGCACTCCACGTGGAAGCCACGAACGCACTAAGCGAACCACCAACCGGGCACAAACCGGTCTACGAACCGATACCCTTAGCAATGCCCCCGCGAAGAGATTCATCTCTGCGCAAACTATTTCCCAAGATCCAACTCGTAACAAGAAGGATGGTAACATGGAACAATATCAGTACGCGAATCAGCCACAACCAGGTGTTAGCAGTTATGCTCACGGTTATCTTGAGTCGCCAGAAGTCGCCATCGGTGGAAGCAGGTCGTACACGCCCGAAGAACTCACCCGTTATGGTTTCCGCCCAGATGAGCGACGTGGTAAGGCGAACCGTTCGGCCAATCCAGGTCGCATGAACGTCAGAGCGGGTCCACTCAATCAAGGTGGTATGCTTACGTCGGCTCGTTCCGATACGACTCGTGTCGACGGTCGCGTGAATCCATTGTCCGGTGGTTGGATGCAACAATACTCGAACAGTTCGTACCACGATCTCAATGCGTACAAGGGTCAGCAAAACCCACACGCATCTCAGGCGGGTCTCGGTGTCGCCAAGAGACAGCTCATGAACAACCCATACGCACACCACTTGTGCTAAATTCAATTTATTTTAGAGTAATACACTCATTAAAATATTATACGCATATTTTAATGAAGGTCCATACCTTAGATATAGATAGTGGTGATAGAGACCCCATACTTTACCCCGATTCAGGTGATTACACGGTTTTCTTAAAGAATCCCGTGTACAATGTATCGAAAATAAAACTTATATCGGCTCGTATACATAATAGTCAATTGCTCATACACGACAGGAATAACACGTTTACAATGAATACGGCGACGTACAGCGAAACCATCACTTTACCAAATGGTAACTATGACGGCGCAGAATTGGCGAGTAATCTTGTACAACACTCCGATATCATAGATAGTGCCACGTATTTAGCCACCACGAATGATATAAACATAAGTAACCTAACAAACGATTTCACATTCGCGTTTTATGGAGGAGAGAATGGATACATGTCAAATGCATCTAATACGACACCACACGATGTATTAGGTCTTCCACCAAACAATGTACACTCTACGTCTAATTCTTTGAAAACGGGTAGTCTTAATCTACAGGGTGTCGATGCGTTTGTTTTAAAGTTGAGTAGTGGTTCCGATGAATTCAACAAATCCATCTACTTTAATACACCCTTTTACACTGGTAAAATACTCACACATGGCGATGTTGTAAATTATTCTGGTACGGATGATGCGCTTGAACATGAATTTCATTCGGGCAAACAGCAAACTATATCGTCCATACGCGTTCAATTTTTTTACAGTAGCAATGGACGTCTCATCCCGTACGACTTTAGAAACGCAAACCACGTGTTAAAATTTGCGTTATCTTGTTCAACTGATAAACTTGAAAATGTACCGAAAGTAAAGATACCCATAGACGAGGAAGAGGAAGAGAAGAAGGATGAAGAGGAGTCCGACTCTAAAGTTGAAAAATACACTATTCACGGAACGGAAAATGAAGCCGAAGACGTGGATAGGTGGAATGCTATCATATCTATAATTTTTATAGTTTTAGTCGGATTTGTCCTACTTTTAATTCCAAAGAGGAAGCCAACCACTTAGCGGGTGACCGCGTACAATGGTTGAGATGGTTTGTTGACCCGAGTGGAGACTCGGGAGATCGAGAGGTAGACGACGATGGACAACAAGGTGGTGAACAACGCGGTGAGCGTGTAGTTCATGCCACCGTTCTTGTTGACCTTGACGACTTGGTTCACCAACCAGCGGACGAGGTCCATCCACGAGAGGGCGGCCGCGAAGGAGAAGCCGGCGACAACGGCGTTCAAGGATTGCGATTCGAGCTCTTGGCTGATAAGAGTAACAGTTTCGGCAGCGGACATGGTATATATTACATTTAGAAAATTTATTCTGGGACTAGTTCCTCTACGACTAATATCTTCTTGTATTTTTTGGCCTGGTAACCCTTTGTCTTTG